TCACCCTTGAGCCTTCCTGAATGCCGCGGTGGTAGCGGCAGCAAGATCTTCCCTCTGACCGTCAAGCTCGTGCCGATACACTCCGGCAGTGTCCATGTTCTTGCTGTGACCGACCAGCATCTTCAGCTGGCTGTCGGTTAATACGCCGGATTCAATGCTGACGAAAGTGTGCCGCATCTCATACAGCGTAACCTGTGGCTCAATTCCGTTATCCTTCTGGTACTTCTTCCAGCGCTTGAATAAAGCCCTCTGGTTCGGGATCTGGAACAAAGGGGTGGTATAGTTCAGCGGGATACCGGAAGCCTTCAGCAAGGCCACCTGCGCTTCGTAGGCCTCACGGGCTTCCTTTCCCATGTCGAACGAACGAATAGCGTTTTCATTCTTTCCGGTGGTTTCTTCATCCATCCGGTTGATGCTGCGGCGCAGATTGACCGTGTTCCCTTTGATGTCACCATACCAGAGCCCCACAAGTTCACCGGGGCGTACACCTGTAGCAACTGCAAACCGGTAGGCATAGATATACTCGTCAAAGACCAGCTTGCCATAGTAAAGGCGGGTGTCCACATCAAACAGAACTTTCAAAGCGGTCGGCTGTAAAATCTTTTTCTTCCCCATGCGGGCATTCTTCGGGATAGACAGCTCAGGGAACATCGTACTGTACCTGTTCCGGCGGCACCATTTCAAAAAGCTGATCTCCGTTGAGCGGATCGTCATAATGGTCTTGCGGCTCAAAGGCTTGTCGCTTGACCTACGCTGACGCTCCTTTTTAAGGCATCGCTTTTTGAAAGACATATTGATGGCCTTTTGCAGATCGCCTTCGGTCAGCTCGTCAATACGGATGTCCCCACAGACAGGCAGAATATAGTAATCTCCGTATTTTTTGCACTGCTCAACATAGGATGTGCCGCAGGTGAGCTTCAGTTCTTCTACCCACTGGGCATAGAGGGCAGCTACTTTCTTCTTGCCGTCCCGGATGCTATCATCAAGCCATGCATCCGCTTTTGCGTTTGCTTCCCGTTGTCCTGATCGGCCCGGCGTGCTGCTGTAAAAGCGCTTGCGGGTGCCGTTCTTCTGCACCGCGATGCACCAGCGTTTTTCCTTTTCTACCCAAAATGCCGTGTTCGTTCTCTTTTTCATAAAATCCACCTCCATACACAAGGGTACACTTTGACAAGCCTGCCCGGAGGTGGTACAATACAAGTGTTCATGTTGGATTGTACCCTCTGGGGCAAGCCACTCTGCAAACGCTCTCGGTGTTGGTAGCACCGGGGGCGTTTTTTGTTTTTATTGAGCTGTTGCAGATTTTGCAACGGCTGGAAGCAATGTGCAAAATTTGCACATTGTTTGGCCTTACTTCTTCGCTTCAGCTTTTTCGCTGCGCTTACGCCACTGGCTCTTCAGGCCGTCAATATGCTCAAACAGATCAGGCTTGATATCAGCCCACATCGGGTCAAGGATAAAGTCCACGCCCTCCCGTCGGGCAAGCTTGGCAGCGGGGACAAAATCACTGTCACCGGCAATCAGAATGATCTGATCAACCTGCTTCTTATACGCGAGTGACGCAATATCAACACCAACACGCATGTCCACGCCCTTTTGCTGAGCCACAAAAACGAAATCGTCCTCGGTCAGCTCTTCCAGCTGCTTTGTGCCAGCAAGAAGCTTGCGGGTCACATCCGGGCGCAGATTGTAGGCCATTTGGTTGGACAATGTACCAAGGCGGAGTGCAAATTTTCTGCGCTTCCGCAATTCTTCCAAAAAGGTCTGCGTCCATGTATAAGTATCAGATTTGTCCAAATCCACATTCTTCTTTGTCAGCGGGTGGTACACGCTGCGGCGGCCTACTGGCTCACAATCGTAATAGAAAATGCGGTACAGCTGACGCTCCTCGTTGCCGTCCTTATCGTGAAGGTGAGCCATACAGTAAGCATTCAGTTCCTTCGCACGTTCCTCGGCGGTCTTTTTGCCCCACAAGTGGGCTGCACGTTTGCGGTAAAAGCCGCCATCAACCAGAATTGCTGTCTTTGCCATTTGTGTTACACTTCCTTTGGTAAAAAATAAGACCCCAGGATTCAGCCTTCCCCATATCGGCGGGGGGCTTACTACCAGGGGTCTGTTAAGCATTTTGAAACATCATGTTTCTGATGGCATCCTGTAAAGATGCACCCCCATTATATGCGTTTTTGTTGATTTTGTCAACTCATTTTGCAAAATAATCAATTATTGGTTGTTTTTCGCAAATTTTAGTGAAATATCGCTTTTCACCCCACCCAGTGCGTCCAGCCTACAGCCTTGCCCTCAATGTGCACCTCTTCCAGCTGGGGGCCGGTGTAGATCATGGGCGCATAAGCCGGGTTTGCGGGCATCAGGGTCAGCGTGCCGGGGTTGTAATATACCCGCTTGAGGGTGGCTTCACCATCAATGCGCACCGCTGCGATCTCGCCGTTCTCCACCTCCGGCTGGATGCGGATATACACCACGTCTTTATCGTGAATGCCGGCATCCACCATGCTGTCACCGTGGCAGGTCAGGGAAAAATCGCACCGGATGTTCTCCGGCACGTCCACCATTTTTTCAATGTTCTGCTCTGCCGTGATGGGTTCCCCACAGGCAATGCTGCCGATCAGCGGAATCTTCTTCATCTTTGGCATCGGCTCAAAGCCCGGGGGGATGGTGGGCTTCTTGGGCGCTAGTACAATCGGGTCAGCAATCTTAATATCTGTACGTCCGTACAGATAATTCATATCCACATTAAACAGGTCAGCGATTGCCTCCATAGTTTCAAACCCCGGCTCCCGCTCCCCACGTTCATACATGTTTACACTACTCTTGGACAAATCTAGCTCATCCGCAAGCCGTTGCTGTGACCAGCCTTTTTCACGGCGCAGCGATTTTAGCCGCTCTGCAAAAGTTGCCATCAGGCCACCTCCCTATATTATTACAATCAAATAATAGCACATATCGTGCGCAAGTTCAAGCACAAAATGTGCACTATTCTTTTGCACACATTTTGTGCACTCTGCGAATAGATTTATTTTTCGGTTTTGAGTACAATAAGTGCACAGAAAGGAGGTGACCCAATCAGATGGACGGTAAGACCATCGGCCACAAGCTGCGCGCGTTGCGCGGCGAAATGGACGCAAAAACCGTTGCTGATGCGCTTGGAATCAGCACTTCGGCGCTTTTTATGTATGAGCGTGGCGAACGCATTCCCCGCGACCAGATCAAAAAGCGCATCGCTCAGTACTTCGGCCAGAGCGTCGAAGAAATTTTTTTCGCAGAATGAGTACATATTGTGCGCAAACTCATTCAATAGGAGGTGAAGAAGATGAAAATTGAAATCACTGGCGAACCCAAAGAAATTGCCGCTCTTGTACTGGCGGTACAGGAGCGGCAGGGTAAAGCTGTTGTTGAAACAACGGATTGGGCTGGCAATGTTGCTGCGGTAACAGAAAAAGCTGAAAGGGGCGGATGCATCAGTGTCTAAAATCACGTTGGCTTTAGCATCAGTATCCATACTGCTCAATATCGTAACCTGGCTTATCCGCCACAATTGAAAACACTATTTCCTTTTGTGGGGTTTGAACGACAAGCTGCCATTTTCCTGCTGATTGAAAGGTCTTTTCCATATCGGTTGGGAGATATGCAGCAAAATAGCCGCCAAGAGCGCCCTTTCCTTCTAATCGAAAAGGCAATTTTTGAGACTTAACTTCTCCGATCTGGACCGTTTCACCTTTTTGACGGCGTGTCATCTGATAGACTTGCTGCTCTGGAAAGAGAAATTCATATTTTTCACCATCAACCAGCAAGAACATCCGCACGACGGTCAGCGGTGCAGAGGACAGATTTACAAAATTAAAGCGAAACATAGGTTCCGCATATTTTCCGCTTTTGGATAAACAGCAGTAATGGCTTACATAGTCAACCCGGAACGAGCATCGTTTATCCCACAGCGCCCGAAAAAAGTTGTACAGAGACATTCCGAAACCTGCAATTGCAATCAAAAGTGTAATATTTTCACGATTCCACAGCCAGTTTATGATTTCATTTACAACTTTTACGACATTTTCCATTTTTGCACTTCCCTCCTGATTTCTTTATTTTACCGCAGGAGCGAGGTGCGCACAAGGAGGTGAACCACATGGACAACCACAAAAAGCCCAGCGAACCTGCGGAAGAGGAACGCTGGGCGATGAAGGAGAGACCGCCATTTAATGGTAGAAGCAAACTCGCAGAAAAGACTCTCCAAGAGGAGTAAGCCCTACTCTTCCCTTTTCAGCCGAAACACGGACTATTTTTTTATCATCTTCAGGATGGCGATATCCACCTTCGGGTTCTGGATGAATTCGCTTTTTCATCTCTTGGATGAGCTCAAATTCGTCAAAAACACGATACAGACTTTCTTCTGGAATATATGTAGTGTACGAGATATCAATCAATCCTTGTCGCGCTAAAGAGCTCAAAGAAGCAGATTGAAGAAGACTCTCAGCATATGTCGTCATTTTAGGATTTGCAGCGAAAACATTTGATTGAGCTGTTCTAAATGTATCATCAAACAAAATGTAACGAAACTCGACTATTGGGTACTGATCCACCTGTCGAAACAATCCGAGGTTTTCCGCATCCAGAGGTGACATTTGTGCAATCATTGCCGGAAAAGACGGATGAACCTTACTTTGATAGCGTTCGTCTGCTGCATTCGCAAGAAGATTTTGAAACATTTCGCTGATTTGCGGCTCATCCATGCAGTACTTGACATTTTCGATAGCAGGGCCAACCACCTGCATACGAGGCTCAACCAAGCATTCTTCCGGTTTAGCATTCAATTTGTCACCTAGTGATTTTTTAAAAACATCCAAGTCATGTGCTTGCTGTAGTCGCATCTTTTCTGCTGTAAAGTGGATTTTGCTTGTAGCCATCGAAAGGAGGTCGCCAAAAAGAGTTCCAATCTGATTAGCACCGGGGTTCAGAACAGCTTTTACAGGTTCGTCAATACAACTTGGTACGGCATTGATATTGAAGACGTTGCCGTTATTCTTCTCATCACTCATCTTACCATTCCTTTCTTTTGGAGGTTCTATGGACAAACTCATTCTGATTATTAAGATACTCGTCACCGAACAGAAAGTCAAATTTTATACAGCAGTCTGCCGTGTGTGCGAAAGAATCGAACGTTATATTGAAATTCATCGAAAATAAGGAGGTCAAATCCACATGAACGACATCATCTTATCCACCCAGAACGGCGAACCGGTGGCATCCAGCCGGGAAGTCGCTAAGCGCTTCGGGAAGAACCACCGAGATGTCCTTCGCGCAATCGAGGACATTCTGGAGGGGGTGCGCAAAATTGCGCAGACCCCCAAAGATATCACAGCGCAAAATTGCGCTGTGCCCCAGAGCGCTGAAAATTCAGCTGTGACCCAGATGTACTTCAAATCCGAGTACACCCACCCTCAGAACCACCAGAAGTACCCCATGTACCTGATGAACCGGGACGGCTTTTCCCTGCTGGCCATGGGCTTTACCGGCAAGGAGGCGGTGCAGTGGAAGCTGAAGTACATTGCCGCGTTCAATGCAATGGAGAAGCAGCTGGCCGCACAGCACAAAGAGCAGCGGGCCGTGCAGGATGCCAACATCCAGAACGCCATCGACCGGGTGATCGAAGCCCGGAAGAAGCTGGACGAGAACACCGCTTTTCTGGACGAGTGCCGCAAGAACCGCGAGGACAGCAAGGCCAAGTATATGCAGGTCAAGGCCCTGTGCGGCGAGTTCAAGGCCATTTACGGCCAGAATTGCGACACGGTGCGCACCATGGAGAACGTGGTGCGCGGCTCCCAGAGCTTCCTTACCAACGCCATTGACAGCCTGACCATCGTTGCCAAAGGCTATCCGTTCTACGCCGCCCTGATGGACAGCCTGCTGGATGGGCTGCCCGCCGAAAAGAAGGAGGAATAAAATGTTGAACACATCAACCATTCGCGGCACTTTCAAGCAGATCCCATACTGGAAGCTGCGGGGCCGGTTCCACAGCTGCGGCTACCGCGATCAGGAGATTGCAAATGCAATCGGCATCGGAACTGACACAATGAGCAAGCGGATGAACGGGAAGCAGCCTTGGACAAGCACTGAGATCGCAGAAATTTGCAAGACGCTTGATATCCCGCAGGATGAAATCGGGGAGCTGTTCTTCCCTACTGTTGAGAAAGGAGAATCCGCATGAACGCAAAACTTTACATCGACAGCGAAGCATCCACCATCCGAGCCGAAGGCAACGTCACGGAAGTGCTTGACTGTCTGGCCTCTGCAACCGCTCAGATTCTGAACGCCTATTTTCCCACTAGGAACGACATGCGCCTGGCAGGTGTCGCAACGCTTACCTACAAGACAATTGATGCCCTTGCTTATCCGGAACCTGAAAAGGAGGACACCGATGAAAATTAAATCCGGCGTGTGGTATTGGCTGGCCGTGGCCAGCGGGGCCGTGGGCCTGCTGTACGGCATGGGGCTTGAAGGCAGCTTCCAGACCGGCGGCACCGTCTCGGACGGTGCGTTCATCACGGCCATGGTGCTGATCCTGCTGGCGGTGTTCTTTGCCCGGCTGGGCTTTGCCGCCCATGACCGGGAGCAGCAGGAGCGCCGCAATGTTCACCAGCAGCCCCGCAACACCGTGAAGAGCGGTAGGAAGGCGGGCTGACACCACCCATGAATAAAGGAAAGCACTTTACCCGCGTTTGTTTGGACTGCGGCAAGGTGATGGAAAATGTTGCTGGCAACCTGTGCTTTTGCGCTTCCTGCCGCAGAGAGCGCCACAACCAATATTGCAGGGATTACAGGGCGCATAATGAAAAACCTGCCCGCGTCATGTGGTACACCGTCTGGGACGCAAAGACCGGCGATCCGCTGGCATCCGGCACGTCCGAGATGTGTGCCCGGCGGCTGGGCTACAAGAGCGCGAACAGCTTTGCGTCTGCCGTCAGCCATGGGCTCAGCGGTAGCCATCGAACTTACAAGTACACATTTGCGCGGGAACGTATCGACCGCAGCGAGGTGGACAGCCTGCCGCCGGTACGCACTATACGAAAAAAGCCCGCCGGTGCGCCAACACCGACGAGCTGCAAGGGATGATGAGTTTGAACGACTTCATCACCCCGAGGATATCACAAAATCGGAGGTTTTTACAAGAAAATGAACGCAAAAAATAAAAACGCACTGCTGGAGCACATCAAAAACGTGCCCGAATGGCAGTCCGCGCTGATCTACGAGCAGCTTGCTGCCCTGAACAAAGCAGCAGCCGACATCTCCACCGGTACTTCCACACTGGAGCAGGGCTTTGCCGACGGCAAGCTCCGGCCCGACCGCTATTACTGTTCCGACAGGGTCTTCCGCCGGGACTGCAACACCGGCGTTCTGGACAGCATCGCGTCCGCCCTTGGCAGGGCTTTGGCGGCGCTGGAAGTTCTTTCCGCCCTGTCCGATGCATTCCAGCGGGAGTACCTCTCCAGCGTCGAAATCTCGCAGGGCATCTACTACAACGAGCTGGAAAAGCTCTGCCTCAGGCATGGGTACACGAAGGAGGATAACACATGAAAGGCATTCTGATCGAACCGGGCAAGGGTCCCGTGGTCACCACCCTGCCGGATACGCTGCAGGGCATCGAAGCACTGCTACGGTGCCCCTGTGAGCAGAAAGTCCTGCCACGCACACCGGCAGTGCTGGTGTACGGCATCATGGGCAGAGACCTGAACCGTATCTATCGCGGCCAGCATATCTACGGCCCTATCCTCTGCTACGGCTGGAAGGGCAACAACATCCGGCCCATGAGCAAGGATGTGCAGGCCGAGATGCTGGACCGCCTCAAGGACACGGAGGTGCGGGTATGACGGACTACACCATCAGTTCCAAGCTTTCCAACGAGACGGTTTATGCCTGTTACCGTGGCCGGTTCTGGCGCTGGAACGGCAGTTTCTGGAAGGAGAGCCACCTCATGACGCAGAAATTTGAACGAGCCAAGGCAGCAGATAAGAAGCTGACTCCGCAGGCATTCCTGACCAACGGCGCGGAGTTCGCCCCGCTGGATGAGTACGAAATCGACTGCGCAATGCTGGACGCGTTAGAAAACGCAAAGCCCTGCAAGAACGCACCCATTGAACCGGTGGAGGAGGATTCTTCCTCGGGTGTTCCCGCTTCCTGTATCTGCTCTACCTGCACCTGTGGCGGGTGCAAAGAAGAATGCTTCGGAAACTGCCGCAGCTGTGGCCACCCCGTGCAGGAGTGCAACAGCTACCAGACCGAGGGCGAAAAGCATTTGACTCCCGCTCACTCTGAGGATGTTGCCGAACCGCTCGGCAATATCCCCGCCGACTCCAGTTTCGACTTCTCGGCTCTGGGGGATTTGTCCGAACAGGCCGTGGAGACCGATCAGCAGTTCGATCTGCACTACGGCACCGCACAGGATGAATACCTCATTTCCTGCATCTACGTTGCCAAAATGCACGCACTAACGGCCAAGGCTGGCCGCTATGGCGGCGGTACATGGACAAAGTGGTATGAGAGCAAGGGCATGAGCAAATCCAGCGTCTGGAATATGCTGCAAACAGGTGAAGGTTTTAAAGGTTCAACTGTTGAACAATTAACTTCAATCCCTGAACTTTCTCACAAGGACCTGAACCTGATCGCCCGCTCCGGCTGTGCTGAGCAGCTCACCGCAGCCGCCGGAGACAGCCAGCGGGTGCAGGAGCTGCTGGCCCAACTCAAAGCCGAAAAAGACCGTGCCGACAAGGCCGAAGCCCATCTGGAAGCCGCCAACGCCGACATCAACGGTCTGGCCAAGCAGAACGCCCAGCTGAAAGAGCGCGCCAACTCTGCTGAAGCCCGGGAAGAAGAAGCATGGAAGATGCAGAGCAAGGCCGAAGCCCGGGCCAAAAATGCCGAGGATGCCCTCAAAAAGCAGCCCATCGTGGGCGTGACTGACCCGGAAGAAGTCCGGCGGCAGGCGGATGCCCTTGCCGCCGAAGCAAAGACACAGGCCCGCAGACAGGTCGAGGACGCTCAGCGCCGGGCTCGTGAAGCCGAAGCCAGATATCAGAAGCTGCAGCAGGATGCAGACGGCTTCCTTGCGCCGGAGCAGTCCTGTGCCCAGCAGGCAAAGATCATCGCTGATTCCATGCGCAGCATGTATCTGGGCTGGTTTGGCCTTGCCAGCACCACCGGCACCCCGCTGGCCCGCATGGCCGCGCCGATCTATCAGGTGTGCGATGAAATTCGTGAATCACTGGAAGAAGATACCACCATCAACCCCACTGCGGAGGGCAGTGTGGAGGACGCAGAACGGGAGGCGTTGTTTGAATGAGATTTGACACAAAAGCATTGCTCAAACTGATGAAGCAGAGCTGGCGGGGCGGCGGCGTGAAGATCCAGCGCACCGAGCACCGGGGGCTGTGGGATTCCTTTTTCATCACCGGCGCGGGCTGGGCGCTGCTGATCCCGAAGGAAAACTGCCCCGGCGAGATTGCAGGCCAGATCGTTACATGGCTGGCGGACATGCCCAAGATCGGTGAATCCAAGTGGGTGGTCAAGGGCTGCGACCCGCAGGACATCCCCGAGGACGACCGCACCATCGATATCAGCCGCTACACCACCGGCAATTATGAGACCGGCATGGCCTGCCTGCCGCTGTGCACCGCCACAGATGCCCTGATCCAGTACGGCGCAGACGACCGGGCCGCAGCGTTCCCTCTGGACGCTTTTGCCGTGGTGCAGGCCGGTGCGAACCTCGGCTTTCTGGATACGGAGGCCGGCATCGCCTGCTGGAAAGACGAAGACACCCACGGCCTGTTCTGGCTCTGTGACAACGCGGGAAATGTCCCGCAGGACGTTCTGGACGCCGTGAAGCATTTCACCCCGCAGAAACACTAAGGAGGTATTTTTATGGTTGAAGTTACCCGTGCGACCCGCGAAAAATCCAAGCTGCGCATTGCGCTGGCCGGCGTGTCCGGCGGCGGCAAAACGCTGGGTGCCCTGCTGCTGGCCTCCGGCCTGACCGGCGGCGATTTCTCAAAGGTCTGTCTCATCGATACTGAGCACCGGCGCGGCGAGCTGTACGCCAACCGCACAGATCTGGGCATCGGCGAGTTCTGGTACATCGAGCTGAAAGCGCCCTACTCTCCGGAGCATTACAAGGAATGCGTGGATGCCGCCGTGAAGCAGGTCGGCCCGGACGGCGTGGTCATCGTGGACAGCCTTTCCCATGCATGGAGCAACGCGGGCGGCGTGCTGGAGATCAAGGCCGACATCGCTGCGAAACCCGGCAAGAACAGTTACACCGCGTGGGACGAGGCCGGACGTATCCAGAACGATTTCATCAACTATCTGCTGTCGGTCAACTGCCACACCATCTGCACCCTGCGGGTCAAGCAGGATTATGTCCTCACCGAGAACGACCGCGGCAAGCAGGTGCCGGTAAAAGTAGGCCTTGCTCCGGTGCAGCGGGACGATGTGGAGTATGAATTTGATATCATGTTCACCATCGGACGGGACCACATTGCCACCACCAGCAAGGATGTGACCTTTCTGGACGGCTTCGGGGCGGTCATCACCTCGGATCTGGGCAAACAGCTGGCCGAGTGGGCCAACGACGGCAAGGAGCCGACCCGCTGCGAGGAGTGCGGGCGGCTGGTATCGGCCACCAGCAAAATGACCATTGACCAGCTGGCCGATTACACCCGCAAGACCTACGGCAAGTGCCTGTGCGCGGCCTGCGCCGTCAAGCTCGAAAAAGCCCGCCGTGCCGCTGAGAAGGAAAAGGAGGCCGCCCATGCGCCCCAGTGATACCCGCACCCGCCAGAAAAAGAACCGGTTGCAGCAGGCCCGCAACGCCCGGGGCAAGGTCTGGCAGAATGACCTGCTGGACATCCTCTGCGGCATCCCCAAGGTCTGGTGCAGGGGCTGGCCTGCTGACTATTCCGGGCAGCCCTACGACATCGAGGCCACCATTGACGGCCGCAGCTGGGGCATCGAGTGCAAGCACATCGCCAAAGGCAGTCTGCCCTTCTCGGCCTTCCGCCCCAATGAGGTGGAGAATCTCTCCCGCAAGGAGGATGCCGGCGGCATTGCGGTGGTGGCGGTGCGGAGGGATGACCCTGCCGTGGACTGCTACTTCCCGTGGTATTACATCCGCGACCGCATCGAGAGTGGCGAGCGCGGCAGCGTGAAGCTGGAAAACCTGCCCACCGACATCCTGAACGTTTTGGAGGTGGTGCACCCGTGATCTACACACTGGACGGCGAACTGCACCTGCAGGACGTGCCGACGCTGCTGCTGCACACGCTTATCCGGGAGCTGACCGTGCCGAACCCCAAGTACACGAACGCCCTGCGGCTGGGCAGACCCACCTACAACATCCCGGAGACCGTGATGCTGTACGAGATCCGCGGCAACGCCCTCACCCTGCCGCGGGGTATGGCAGAGGAGGTCTGGAGGGAAAAGCCGGCCGGAACCACCGCCCGGGACAAGACCCTCAAAGGCGAGCCGCTGACCTTTGACACTTCCCGCTTCACCTTGCGGGGATATCAGCAGAAAGCCGTGAACGCGGCTCTCTCCTGCCAGTGGCATCAGGGGGTGCTGATCGCGCCCTGTGGCGCGGGAAAGACCGAGATTGGCATGGCGGTCATCGCTCATCTGGGCAGACCCGCGCTCTGGATCACCCACACACTGGATCTGGCGCAGCAGGCCAAGGAGCGGGCGCAGCTGCGTCTGGGGCTGGATGAGCGGGAGGTTTCCATCATCTCCGGCGCACACAAGCGCTGCGGCACCAAGCTGACCATCGCCACCGTGCAGAGCCTGTACCGCATGGAGCTGGACGAGCTTGCCCGCACCGTGGGCGTGGTGATCGTGGACGAATGCCACCATGTGGTCAACAACCCGGAGCAGGCCAGCATGTTTGCGGCGGTGCTCAAATGCCTGCCCGCCCGCTGGCGCTTTGGCCTGACCGCCAGCGACACCCGCAGCGACGGCCTGAGCGAGACCATCTTTCAGGTGCTGGGCCCCCGCGTGGCGGTCATCGAACCGCAGCAGCTGGAACAGGTCACCATCACGCCCCGGGTCGAAACGGTGCCCACCCGCTTCGTCTATACGCCCCGCGCCAATGAAAGCCCCATCGACTATGTGCGCCTGATGCGCTGCATGGCCACCGATGCCGACCGGATGCAGACGGTGGAAGGCGTCATCGACCGCGCCGTCACCGAGGGCAGCAGCTGGCTGGTGCTGGCAGCGTCCCTCGCCATTCTGGAACGGCTGCACGCCTACGCGCTCAGTCTGGGCCTTGCTGCCGAGTTTGTCTGCGGCGCCACCAAAAAAGCCGAGCGCACAGCCGCCCTCGCCCGCATGAAAGCCGGGCAGGCCCGCATCCTGTTCGCCACCTATCAGCTGGCAAAGGAAGGACTGGATATTCCCTGTCTGGACCGCCTTGTGCTGGCAACACCCACCCGCAACAAGGTCATCGTGCAGCAGAGCATCGGCCGCATCCAGCGCCCCGCACCCGGCAAGGCCGAGGCCCTTGTGATCGACCTTGTGGACGAAAAGACCCCGCAGCTTCTGGTGCAGTACAAGCAGCGCCGGACGCTGTACAGGAAAATGAACATCACAGAAAAGGAGTAATTACCATGTCTGAACTGAACTATGCATCTGCCCTCGCCGCTCTGGACGGCGAATTTGAATCCGCCAGCGCCCAGACCGGCGGCAGCGGCGTGCCCGCAGGCCGCTACAACGCCATCCTGAAAGAGGCCAAGATCGTTGCCCGTACCGGCGGCGGCATTGCCCTGAGCGTGTCCTTCATCGTGACCGAGGGGCCGTACAAAGGCCGCTATGCCTTTACCAGCTACGGTCTGAGCAAGAACGGTCTGCCCTTCTTCAAGGGCTTTCTGCAGATGATCCAGCTGCCCCTCACCAAACTGAGCGAGCTGGAAAAAGCCCTGCCCCTGTTCCCGGGGCACATGTGCGTCATCGATGTGCGCCCCGACCGCAAGAACCCGCAGTACGCCATGACCTATGTGGACCGGTATCTGGGCATGGGCAATGTGGCCGACTACCTCAAGCCCCCGGCACAGCCCGCCGCGCAGGATGATCTCATCCCGGTGGACGAGCCGGATGATTTTCCTTTTAACTAACAGGAGGTGCGCATGCTCGAACAATTCCCGCAGGCTCTAAAAGAGAGCCGCCGCTGGGTCTGCTTCGATGCTGCCAAAGCGCCCATCAACCCCGCCACCGGGCAGAATGCAAAGCCCAACGACCCCGCCACATGGGGCACGCTGGAAGCGGCACAGGCCGCAGTCTCCCGCTTTGGTCTGCGCGGCGTCGGGGTGCTTTTGGGCGATGGGCTGTGCGGCATCGACATCGACCATTGCCGGGACCCGGACACCGGTGCCCTCTCGGATATGGCCCGGGAGATCATCGACGGGATGCAGACCTACGCCGAGGAAAGCCCCAGCGGCACCGGTGTGCACCTGCTGTTCACCGGCCAAAAGCCGGCCGGTGCCTGCCGCAAAAGCAGCATCGGGCTGGAAATGTACGACGGCGGGCGGTACTTCACCGTCACCGGCAAAGCGCTGAACGATCTTGCCATCGAAGAACGCACCGCTCAGTGTGCCGCCGTGCACGCAAAGTATCTGGCAAAGCCGGAAGCGCCCCGCACGCCCGCGCCCGATGTGGCGTGGCAGAAGGTGGACCGCTCCGACGAAGAGCTGCTGCGTACCGCCTGCGCTGCCCGGGACGGTGAGCGCTTTGCTGCCCTGTATGCCGGAAACTGGCAGGCCTACTACAACAGCCACAGCGAAGCCGACCTCAGCTTCTGCAACCTGCTGGCCTTCTGGTTTGGTGCCGATGTGGAGCGCATGGATCATGTGTTCCGCACTTCCGGCCTCATGCGCCCCAAGTGGGATGAACGGCGCGGTGCCAAGACCTATGGCCGCTGGACGCTGGAACGGGCCGTCAGTGACTGTCAGGAGGTGTACACTCCCTCGCCAGAGCCGGACAAAACGCCCTTCGCCGATCAGGACGAAGCCCTCCGCGCCCTGAACGTCAAGTACGGTGCGCAGTCGCCCGCCGCCGCACCCGCCCCCGGCGTCAAGACCTACTCGCTGGACGACACCGGCAACGCCCGCCGCTTCCGCGACCGGTACGCCGACCGGGTGCGGTACAACCCCACCGACAAATGCTGGATGGTGTGGGACGGCGCCCGCTGGAAGCGGGACGACCTTGCCACCATCAAGGGCCTTGCAGATGAGATGCTGGACCAGATGGACAAGGCCTGCTTCGGCATCCGGGAGATCAACACCGCCGGGGCACTGCGCCGCCATGTGCAGAAGAGCCGTTCCAGCCGCAGCAAGGAAGCCTTCCTGAAAGAAGCCCAGCACCTGCCCGGCATCCCCATGCTGCCGGAGCAGTTCGACCGGAACAAGGGCCTGCTGAACCTGCGCAACGGCATCCTGAACCTTGCCCGCCGGGAGCTTGTGCCCCACGACCGGGCCCGCTACATCACCCGCATGGCGCAGGTGGATTACGACCCGGACGCCAAAGCCCCCGGGTGGGAGGCCTTCATTCAGTCCGTCACCGGCGGGGACGCCCAGCTGGCGGAGTACCTGCAGGTGATGGTGGGCTACTGTCTGTGCGGCTCCACCCGGGAGCAGTGCATGTTTTTCCTGTACGGCGACGGCGCCAACGGCAAAAGCACCTTCCTCGAAACGCTGGCAAAAATGCTAGGCGACTACTGCATGAACGCCCAGGCCGATACCATCGCCAGTACCCGCAGCCGCTCCTCCGGCGCGGCACGCAGCGATGTCGCCCGCCTGAAAGGTGCCCGCTTCGTCACACTGGAAGAGGGCGATCAGGGCGCAACGCTGGACGAAGGCCTTGTGAAGCAGATGACCGGCGGCAACACCATCACCGCCCGCTTCCAGTATGGCAAGGAATTTGAGTTCCGGCCGGAGTTCAAACTGGTGGAAGCCACCAACCACCTGCCCAAGATCCACGGCACCGATGTAGGCATCTGGCGGCGCATCCGGCTGGTGCCCTTCACCCAGAGCATCCCGGAAGAAAAGCAGGACATCCTGCTGCCCCAGAAGTTGGAAGCTGAGCTGCCCGGCATCCTCAACTGGGCGCTGGACGGCCTGCAGAAATGGCTGGCCAACAGTCAGGGCGGCAGGCGGCACGGCCTGCCCGCCTGTGCCGCCGTGGACAGCGCCGTGAATGCCTACAAGCAGGATCAGGACCGCATCGCGGCCTTCCTGGCCGACTGCACCGAGCCCGCCGAGGGCAGCACCGTGCAGGCCAGCGTGCTGTTCCGCACCTACCTGAACTGGTGCAGCGAGAACAACGAAAAATGGCGCATGGCCAACAAGCAGTTCGGCATGGAGGTCAAAAAGCACTACGAGATCCGCAAGGGCATGTACTACAACGAATATGTAGACATGGCCCTCTCGGACGAAGGAATGCGCTGTATGGCGCTTGGCCGCGGCACCGAGCCATCTGTTGCGCCAGCCAGAAGCCGTCCTCTCTATGAGCAGACCCGCCTGAAAAACTGAGCGTATGGAGGGTATGGAAGCAGGAAGGGCGTTTCCCAGACTTTTTACTATATATTTTTTGTTACATCTAGGGAGTTTTCAGAAATAGCTTCCTATCCTCCATACCCTCCATAGAAAGGAGCAACCAATTTGACCTACGAAGAGAAAAAGGCATGGCTCTGGCGGTACCGGACGGCCAAGCGGTTCGAGCTGCTCAAACTGGACGAGCTGGCCACGCTGCAGACCGATGCCACCCACACCACCCAGCGCTTTTCCCCTGTGCCGGGCGGCAGCGGCGACGGACAGGCTCTGCCCCGCAGTGTGGAACGCATCGACGAGGCCCGCCGGGCCGCTGAGGCGCAGTCTGCCGTGTGCGACGCCATCCGGGCCGAGATCATGGAGGTGTTCCGCCAGCTGGACGACGAGGTGGATTTTATGATTCTGTTCCGGCGGTACATCCTGCTGGAGGACTGGAAGTCCATCGTGAAACACACCCGCCTGACCTCCCGCCGGGCCTTTGCCCGCCACCGTGCCGCCATCGACCGGCTGGAACTTAAAAACAGCACCAAAAAGCAGTAAACAGCATCTTCCCATCACGTCCGAAATGCGATATCATTAAACTGCAAAAGCCCGCAGGAAAGGTCCCTTACTCCCTTCATCCCTGCGGGCTTTGTGCTGCCCGGCTGACACAGAGGATCACCTTTCCCGACCAACAGCCTGAATGCACCAGCCGGGTTTCTTTGTTATATCCCGCCGTTCGGATCTTCCGGGCGGCTTTTTTGATACCCCCGGGCCTGCAAAGTACCCCGGGGTCTTTTTATACCCTGCCCCTTCTGGACAGATACCCCGCCCCTGAAAAAAGCCCCGGGGTGTGCCGGAAAGGCGCAGGGAGCATCCGGTCTGCACTGATGTGTGCGGGCTTTTCCCCATCAGAAGGAGGTGTGCAGCATGGGCAATCCGCGCTATGCCAACGGCCAGCTGCGGCGCAAGCACCGTGCGCGGCTGCGTGCAATGGGCTGCGAATGCGGCATCTGTCACGGACGTTTCGGGCCGATTCATTACGATGAGCCTTCGGACGCACAGCATCCTTTGTCCTTTGTGGTGGACGAGATCAAACCTGTATCCAAGTGGAGACAGTTCGGCTACCCGTCCGCGCGGGCCGCTGCAGAAGATTGGTCGAACCTACAGGCCGCACACTGGTTCTGCAATGCACAGAAAGGCAATAAAACCGCCGAAAATGGCCCAAAACAGGCTGAAATCGTGCGGATTCCGCACGTTTCAGACGGTAGTTGGTGAGGGTGGGGAGGAGCCCCCTCCCGTGCCCTTGGCGACCCCCAGTGCCGTCAGCGCCGATTTACACACAGGGAAAATTTGAAAGGGGTGTTTCTGGCCCATGGCGACCATGAAAAGCATCACGGCCCGGGGCACCCGGCTGGAGCAGCTCAAGCAGCTGGCAAAGGTGCTGGCAACCGGCATTGATGCCTGCAAGGACTGCCGGGCCCTACCCCAGCTGACCAAACAATACCGGGAGACCATCCGGGAAATTGAAGAGATTGAAGGAGCAAAGGATGACACGGACGAGATCGGCGCGATCCTCGCGCAGCGAGAGCATGATGGGAAGTCAGGAGCCGTCCGCACGTATCGCACCGGAGTATCCGGCGACTGACGGGCAGGATGCCGTGCGCATCCTGCGGGCAGGCGGCACGGTGCTGGATCCGTGGCAGAGCGATATTCTGGACGACTGGATGAGCCGCACAGTGTCCGGCAAATGGGCAGCGCCCACGGCGGGCGGCAGTGTCCCCCGCCAGAACGGCAAGAGTCTGCTGGTGCAGGGACGCTCCGAAGCCGGGATGCTGCTGTTCAATGAGACAGTCATTTACACCGCCCACCTGCAGAAGACCGCCACCGAGACCTTTGAGGAAATGCGGGCATTTTTTGAAAGCCCGAAGCTGCGCCGCCATGTAGCTGAGATCAAGACTGCACTTGGTCGGGAGCAGATCATCCTGAAAAGCGGTGCCCGCATCAAGTTTCTGGCCCGCACCCGCAACGGCGGACGCGGCCAGCACGGCGACCTGCTGATCTTTGACGAGGCACAGGAGCTGGACGAGACCGCGCAGGGGTCTTTTCTGCCCGCCATTTCCGCCAGCCTGAACCCACAGACCATCTACGTGGGCACGCCACCCGGCCCGGATGCCGTGGGTACTGTGTTCCACGCCCTGCGCAAACGTGCACTGGACGGCGAAGCGAAAAAGGCCGCATGGTTCGAGTTCTCGGTGCCGGAGATCGGCGATGTGAAGGACCCGGCACGCTGGGCAGCCACAAACCCGGCATTGGGGCGGCGCATCCAGTTCTCCACCATTGAGGGCGAAGCCGAACAGCTGGACCCGGACACCTTTGCGCGGGAGCGGCTGGGCTGGTGGAGCCCGGAGATCACGGAGCATCTGGACTATGCCATCGACCGCACCGCATGGGAAGCCTGCGCCAGCGAGGACGAAAAGCCCGAAGGCAAAACTGCTTATGGCGTCAAGTTTTCCGCCGACGGCAGCGCCGTGTGCCTGTGCGGCGCGGTGATCCCGAAAGAAGGCCCCGCGCGGGTGTCGCTGCTGGAGATGCGCCCATCCGGTCAGGGCCTGACATGGCTGGCCGACTGGCTGAACGACCGGTACGGCAAGGCCAGCTGTGTGGTCATTGACGGCCGCAACGGCGTGGATGTGCTGGTGGAACGCATCAAGGACACATGGCGGGCAAAGAACTCGGTGATCCGGCCATCCGCAAAGGACGTGATCGCCGCCGTCAGCGGCTTTACCAATAGCATCAGCGAGGGCACCCTGACATGGTATAAGCCTCAGACGGTGCTGGACGAAAGCGCTGTCACCGCCGTCAAACGGCCCATCGCGGGCGGCTTCGGCTTTGGCGGAGACAACAGCCTGCCGGTGGAAGCCTGCGCGCTGGCGCTCTGGGGCGCAAAGACCAGCCGTCGCGACCCTACCCGCAAAATGAAGATCGGCTGAAAGGAGCATCATGCAGATTTTGAATTTTGGCCGTGTGGACGGCCTGACACCGGAAGAACTGGCACAGCTGCAGGAATTGACCAATATTTATAACACCCACCAGGGCAACAATGTTATCAAGAACAAATACTACGAAGGTCATATCACACTGCAGGATGTCAGCCTTGGTATCGCTTTGCCGAAAGGATTGAGCAAACTGGAAGTAGGCTGCAGCTGGGGACAGAAAGCCGTGGATGCATTGGCCGCACGCTCCATGTTTGACGGCTTTGTGGGCAGCGGTGGCAATCTGGACAGCCTTGCCCGGCTGGTAAAGGATAACCGCCTTGTGGCCGAGTACGCCAAGGCCTGCAGGGACGAGCTGAAGTACGGCTGCGTGTTTGCCACCCTTTCCAAGGATTCGGACATCGGCTGCTGCATCCGTTTTAATTCTCCTGCCACCGCAGCTGCCTGCTGGAATGGTGAGAAAGGTCGCATCGACTATGGGTTTTCCATCATCGACACTGCACAGGATGAATCTGTTGCTGATGTCTGGAATCCATCCCTTGTGAACTTTTACACTGACGATGCAACCATTGTGTTAAGCCTGGAAGGCGGCATCTGGACGGCAAAGCGATATCCGAACCAGATGAAGCGTCCGTTGATGGAACCGCTGATCTGGAATGCGACCAACAATAAACCCTTTGGCCGCAGCCGCCTGAAACGCCCCATCCGGGCATTGATCGATGATTATGTGCGTACAGCCGCCAACGCTACCATTGCGCTGGAGTTCGACACCACCCCGCAGAAATACATTCTCGGTGTGACGGATGAACAGTACGATGCTATCACTGCCGATAAGTTTAAACAGTATGTCGGCGCAATCATCGCAGCCACCTCCAACCCGGAGACCGGCGAAAACCCGGAGTTCGGCCAGCTGGCGCAGGGCAGCCTGCAGCCCCATGTGGAGAAGATGCGCATGACGGCCACCCAGTTTGCAGCGGCCACCGGCCTGACTGTCACCGACGTGGGCGTGGTGAACGACGCCAACCCCACCAGCAGCGATGCCATCCTTGCCCAGAGCCAGACACTGGTGCTGCTGGCCCAGCAGCTGAACACCGGCAACGGCGATGCACTGCGCACCATTGCCTGCATGGCACAGGCCGTGGCACGGGGCTGTGAGCTTTCTGATCTGACCGAAGAAGAGACCGGTATCATGGCGCACTTCAAAAACCCTGCCATGCCCAGCGTGGCCGTGACGGCGGATGCTGCCATCAAGATTGCATCTGCCCGGAAGGAGTTTGCCGGAACGGATACCTTTCTGGAAATGATCGGCTTTGATCAGGCGGACATCCGGCGCATCAAGGCGCAGGAGCAGCGCCAGCGTGGTCAGAAACTGCTGATGGAGATGGAAGATGCAGATCTCAGCGAAAACGTGGAATGAGTACATCACCCGGTTGTCCCGGCTGAACCAGAAAGCCGGGCAGCTCATGCGCACCTACATAGATGCCCACGGCACTGCCGACACGGACGACCTTGTAGCCTACGCCTACGGGCTTATCACGAAGTATGGCGAAGGCAGCGCAGAGCTGGCCTGCCAGATGTATGAGGCACTGGCCGAAGCGCAGGGGGTGTATGTGCCTGCCGCAGAGCCTGCGGCCACGGCCAGTTATGACGAGGTGGCCCGCATGGTGAGCGCTACCAAGGACCAGAACCCCGCCAACCTGCCAAACGGCGTCAGCCGCCTTGTCAAGCGTGCCGGTGCGGACACCACCCTGAAAAACGCCATTCGCGACGGCGCGGAATGGGCATGGGTGCCCCATGGTGACACCTGCCCCTTCTGCATCACGCTGGCGTCCAATGGTTGGCAGAAGGCCAGCCAGAAACTGCTGAAGGGCGGGCACGCCCAGCACATCCACGCCAACTGCGACTGTGAGTTTGCGGTGCGGTTCCGCTCCGACACCACTGTGGCCGGGTACGACCCGGACAAGTATTACCGGCAGTATCGTGAGGCGGGCGGCGACATCAACAAAATGCGCCGCATTGATTACGCCGCCAACCGGGAGCGCATCAATGCACAAAAGAGGGCGGCGTATGCAGCGCAGGCATACCGCAAGGATCTGGGTGCAGCAAGTAAGATCACACTGACCCGCAGAACGGAAGCTGTTGAAATCTCTGTGAAGCAGGTCGAATCTTACAAAACGCCGGTTTTTGTTTCAGATAAAGCGTCTATCAAGCCCAAGGCACTGCATGAGGTCAACCAGAACACTGAGCACGCATTGACCGACTGGGGCGTAAGCATTGACCGCAAGCCTAAAATCGTGATCGTCAGTGATGACGAATTGCGCGGTGCAGTGGGCGTCTATGACCCCTGCGAGAATATCGTTTACTACGCTGAAAGCATCGGCAAGAAGGCAGTGCAGGAAGCATCCGGCGGTGCTGGTGCCGTTGAAGCTCATGAAATGTGGCACATGAAGCAGGCAGAGGATTTCCGGCAATCCGGCTGGACGATCACCCGCGAAAATCGCGGGGAGTATCTCGATGCTCTGTGCAAAAAGTGCAGGGAACGCATTGACAAACTTGGCATTACGCGCGATAATGTAGGAGAAATCAGCAAATATGCTGCTGATATGTATTTAGGCGACCGCTTTGATGAAGTCGAGGCGGAATTTATGTCGTTAAGGAGGCGAACGTAACATGTGTATATTGGGTTATCCCCCGGAAATTCAAAAGTTAGTCGATACGTTTGATCCTTACCGTACAGCGATTCTTGAAAAAGACTTTTCTGCTGTTCCTGAGGAAGCGTTGAAAGCGTATCATAAATTTAAAAACTGGGCCTGGGAACAGGAACAGTAATTGAACCACGATGCACATGCACCGTGGTTTTCTTTTGCCCACTTTTAAGCACGATGCAGTTTTGCACCGTGCTTTTTTATGCCGTTTTAGCTCATGTTGGAAGAGTACCGGTCTCCAAAACCGGAAGCGGCAGGTTCGAGCCCTGCAAACGGTGCCATGCGGCGGGCGGCGCGTATCCCGCCCACGACCGGATCACTGACAGAGAACAGTGTAAAAAACTGAGGTCTCACACACGAAAGGAGTTTCCACCATGAAGCGTGAAGACGTGAAGAACAAGATCCCCGGCATCACCGACGAGCAGCTCAACTGGATCATGCAGGAGAACGGCGCAGACATCAACCGGGAGAAGTCTGCCGCCACGGCCCTGCAGACCCAGCTGGATAACGCAAACGCCCAGCTCAAGACCGCGCAGGACGGCCTGAAAGCCTTTGAAGGCGTGGATGTAGCCGGGCTGCAGGCAAAGGTCACCCAGCTGCAGAACGACATGAAGGCGCAGGCCGAGGGCTTTGCCTTTGACAACGCTCTGGACACTGCCATCCTGGGCAGGAAGGGCCGCAGCGTCAAGGCGGTGCGTGCTTTGCTGGATCTGGACGCCCTGAAGGGCTCTGCCGACCGCAGCACCGACATTGCAAAGGCGCTGGACGATGCCGCAAAGGCGAACCCGTGGGCGTTTGGTGAAGGTCAGGCTGCCGGATATCCCATCCTCAAAGACGGCGGGACCCCGAATCACGTTCCCAGTCAGCCGGACGGCGTTCTGGCTGCATTTACAAAGCTGAATCCGAATCTGAAAGTTTGATCCGTGCGCTCTGCACGGAGAAAGAGAGGCATCTTATGGCACACGCAAATCAGGAGCGATGGGCTTCCCTTGTTGACGCAAAGCTGCGCAACACTCTGGTGACCCGCGATAATCTCATTTTCAACAGCCGCTACGAAGGCGACCCTACTTCCGGCAAGGTAAAGATCCCGGTGCGTGACACTGAGGTTTCCGTCAAGGAGTACAACAAGGCCACCGGCGTGGACGCGGAAGTCGGCACCACCACTTATCTGGACCTGAACATTGACCACGATGAAGCCGTAAACGAGCTGATCGATGGCTACGATGCCGCAAGCGTGCCGGACGACATCGTGGCCGACCGTCTGGACAGCGCTGGCTACTCTCTGGCTCTGTCCGTGGATAAAAAGTCCATCGACGCACTGGAGGGTGCTGTCGGTGCTACCATCAGCGCTACCAAGACTGCCGCAACCGAGACCAATGCCTACAAGCTGGCACTGGAGGCAAAGCGTGTCCTGGGCCGTAAGGGCGTGCCCAACGAGGGACGTTTCCTCATTGCATCCCCCGAATATCTGGAGGTTTTGATGCTGGATGAGCACTTCATCAAGCAGGGCGACCTGTCTCAGGAGTTGGTGCAGCAGGGCGTCATTGGCCGTATCGCCGGTTTCAACGTGTTCGAGTCCAACAATATGGATTACGAATCCACTACTCGTGTGGCCAGCAAGAAAACCACCACGGAATTTATCGCCGGACACCCCAACTGGTGTCACCGCGTCATGGAGTGGCAGACCCCGGTGCACCTGCAGGACCTGTCCGGCTCCGGCAAGTACATCGGTGCATCCGCTGTGCAGGGCCGCAAGGTGTATGGTCTGAAAGTCTCCAAACCTCAGACCCTGTACATCAAGCGCACCGAGGCTGCCATCTGATGAGGTGCCGCCATGCTTTACGCTGAAGTGCAGGACGTGGAAGCAGGTTTTCGCGCCTTGTCCCGAGACGAACAGACACAGTGCGCTGCCCTGCTGGCCGAAGCGGCCGTGATCATCGACAGCTACAACCCGGATGCAGGCAAAGACGCCAAGCGGGTGGTCTCCTGCCGGATGGTGCGCCGTCAGCTGGGCGAGAGCGACAGCGGGGGCGGTGTATCCTTTCCCGTGGGCTCCACGCAGGGCACCGCCACGGCGCTGGGTTACAGCCAGAGCTGGACGATGAGCGGCGGCTCTTCCGGCGAGCTGTATCTTTCTAAGTTGGAAAAGAAGCTGCTGGGCGTCGGCAGCCGCATCGGGGCACACAGCCCTCTGGAGGATTTATGCTGAAAGGAATCAATGTCACTCTCTACACCAAGACCCAGACCGGCGAGGACGACGCCCACAACCCCGTCTATGAGGAAACGCCCGTCACCGTGCACAACGTGCTGGTGGGTGAGCCCTCTGCCGAGGAGATCACCACCGAGCTGCAGCTCACCGGGCGGCGGCTGGCCTATACGCTGGCCATCCCAAAGGGCGATGCCCACAGCTGGGAGGATGCAAAGGTGGAGTTTTTCGGTCAGGCCTTCCGCACCTGCGGCGGCGTTGCGCAGGGCATTGAGAGCATGATTCCGCTGTGTTGGAATAAGAAAGTGCAGGTGGTGCGGTTTGAGTAAGATCCGCATCGAGCTGAACAGCTCCGGCATCCGGGCGCTGCTGCGCTCCCCTGAAATGCAGGCGGTGCTGAAAGACCGTGCCGACACCGTGAAGGACCGCTGCGGCGATGGCTACGAATCCTATGTGGCCCCCACCCGCGCGGTGGCTGTGGTGGAAACCGCTTCCCGCAAGGCCTATGACGACAACTCGGCCAACAACACTCTGCTGAAAGCAGTTTCCGGCGGCCGCAGCGGCGCAACAGTGCACGAGCACAAGCGCCGCCTGAAAGATGGGCGTGTCATCACGGTGAGGAGCTACCAGAGAAAGAAATGATCGAAGAACTGATTCAAAATTTTCTGTCCGGGCGGTTGTCGGTGCCTGTCCGCCTGACGGTGCCCACACCGGTCCCGGACAGATTCGTGGTGCTGGAAAAGACCGGCTCCGGCTACGAGGACGGCCTGTATGCCGCCACGCTGGCCGTGCAGTCCTATGGCCCAAACGCCACCGATCATGACGGCACACTGGATGCCTCCCGGCTCAACGAGGAGGTCAAGGCCGCCATGGAAGATGCTGCAGAGCTGCCGGAGGTTTCCAGCTGTGAGCTGAGCACAGACTATCGTTTCCCGGACACCACCCGCAAACGGCCCAGATATCAGGCCGTTTTTTCTATCACGCATTACTGAACCGAAAGGAGCAAAACAAATGGCAAAAGCAAAAAATGTCACTGCGGCAAAGCCCAAGGTGGGCGGTGCCGTCTGGCGTGCGCCTGCAGGCAGCAAACTGCCCAAGAACGCCGTTGAAGCACTGGATACTGCCTTCAAGTCTCTGGGCTACATCTCCGAGGACGGCCTGACCAACGCCAACTCCCCCTCCAGCGAGGACACCTCTGCATGGGGCGGTGATACCGTACTGAGCACCCAGGGCGAAAAGCCGGACACCTTCAAATTCACCCTGATTGAGGCCATGAACCCGGACGCGCTGGCGGCTGTCTATGGTGACAACAACGTTTCCGGCACGCTGGAGACCGGCATTACTGTCAAGGCAAATTCTGACCCGCAGCCCGCCTGCGTATGGGTCGTGGATATGATGATGAAGGACAACGCCAAAAAGCGCGTCGTGATCCCGGAAGCAGCTGTCACCGAGGTAGGTGACATCACCTACGCGGATAAGTCCCCCGTGGGCTACGAGACCACCATTTCCGCCGTGCCGGACGATGATCACAACACCCACTATGAATATCTGATCTCTGCCACCGGTGCTGCCAGTCAGGCCACCCAGAGCGCCACCGGTGCTGCCAGTCAGGCCACCCAGAGCGCCACGGTCAGTAAGGAGGTAACGGCATGATCACCGCTAAAACCAGTTCCGGCTTTGAGATTGAGCTGGACGAGAACATTTTCCGCAAGGATACTGAGCTGACCGAGGCCATCGTCTTTCTGGATACGGATGAAAGCGGCAAGTGCCTTTTTACTGCCATCAACCACCTGCTGGGCCCGGAGGGCAAGAAGCGCCTGTATGAACACCTGCGCACGCCGGAGGGCACCGTGGCGCTGGACGATCTGGCCAAGGCCTTCGGTGAGCTGGTGTCCTGCATCAAGGACGGAAAAAACTCTGCATGCATAAAATCACACAAAGAATCGAAAGGATGGTATTTATGATGGCAATGTTGTGGGCACAGGAAATCATGTCTGCTGAGACTATGGAAGAGGCAAAGGCTCTGTATGAGCGCTGCCCCCGCCTGCTGAAGGAGAAGGTGAAAGCCATTCTGGTGAAGAGCGGCTTTGAGGAGATCACGCAGTAAGGACGCTGAGGACAATGCAGATCAGGAGCTGGAAAAGAACGTGAAAATCGAGGCCTGACCCCGTGAAAGGACGTGATACATATGGCGATCAAACAGTACAGCCTGAAGAAGGACGGCGCAAAGCAGCTCTCTCCCGCGTTCCGCGTGCGGGAGTTCCGCTGCCGCGACGGCACCGACACCATCCTCATTGACGAGGGCCTTGTGGTGCTGCTGCAGTGCATCCGGGAGCACTTCGGCAAGCCTGTGACCATCACCAGCGGCTACCGCACAGCCAGCCACAACACGAGGGTGGGCGGCTCAAGATCCAGCCAGCACCTGCTGGGCCGCGCCGCGGACATTCAGGTGCAGGACACCGACCCGCTGGCTGTGGCCGCCTACGCCGAAAGCCTGATGCCCGGCTGGGGCGGCGTGGGCCGCTACCCGGTCAAGGCAGGCCGGGCCAAGGGCTGGGTGCACGTAGACACCCGCCCGAACAAGAGCCGGTGGACGCTGTGAGGGGGTGAGACCAATGGAAAGCATCATCTCAGCCATCCTTGCCGGTGCGGTGACCCTGATCGGCGTGCTGATCGCCAACAGCCGCAGTCAGGCCGTGACCGACACCAAGCTGGAAGAGCTGACCCGCGAGGTGCGGGAGCACAACAATTTTGCCCGCCGCGTCCCCATTTTGGAAGAGCAGATGAAGGTGGCCAACCACCGCATCGCTGATTTAGAAGCAGACGAACACGAAAGAGAAAGGAACTGACTATGAACGCACACACCTACAACGCACCCACCATCTCCGCAGGCACCATTGCCCGCACCGCCTGCCTGCTGCTGGCCCTGACCAATCAGGTGCTGTCTGCACTGGGCAAGCCCGTCCTGCCCATCGAGAGCCAGACCGTGGAGCAGCTGGTCACCGCTGGCATCACCACCGTGGCCGCGCTGGTCGCGTGGTGGAAGAACAACAGCTTCACCCCCGCAGCCCTTCAGGCAGACCAGACCTACGACAAGCTGAAGGCACAGGGAAAGTAAGCCGCCCTGCCCAAAATAGCCATACATAGCAACAGCCCCGAGGAACCGTCAGGCTCCCCGGGGCTGTTTTTGTTTGGCGTGTTTCGACGCTTTACGACGTATATCGACGTAATTGGTAAATTTTAAGTATTTTTCGGTTAGAGTTGACGCATAGAAAGGATGTGTCAACTATGATCGTTTCCGAATTGTCCACTCAGGTCAATGATTTGCTGCGCCCGATGGGCATTACACGTAACCTGAGCGCCTACAGTATCCTGTGCCAGTGTCTT